CCTTTTTTCATAAGTTCTGGAATAAGGTTTCCAATAAAGTAAGTAAGGGTATAGCAGAAAAGAACTTTTTAAAACTTGAGCAAGAGTGGATAGAAAAACCAGAAGAACTAGCAGATATGTATAACAAATATTATAATTCTGTTGAGGATAAACAATTTGTAAAACAACCTGCTTACTGGTTATCAGCTAAAAAGTATGAAGATGAAAAACCAACTAAAAAAGAAGAACTTAAAACAGACCAATATTCAATGAGATTAAAAGTTTTTAAAGAAGCAGTTGATAACAAAAAAGGTAGTGCTTTTGTGCACAAATATGCAAAGCAACACCCCTATGACGTTCAAAGAGCGATTAAAGAGGGTGTATTTAGTAGAGAAGAAGCAGTAATTTATTTAGATATGGGGAGTTGGATATGAAAAACTTAAATGTCATTCAAATTAAAGCTGAAGAAACTCACGATTGGTTTAAGAACAGGCATTATGCTAAAACATTACCTAAATGCACAAGTTATGCTTTTGGATTATATGATGGTGCATATTTAATTGGGGTTGTTTCTTATGGCGATCCGACTGGAAGATTTGTATTACAAGCCATGTTAGGTGAAGAACAAGAACACCCAATATTGGAATTGAATAGACTTTGTTTATTAGAAAATGAAAAGAATTATGCTTCTTTTTTAATAGGTAAAAGTCTTAAACTATTGCCAAAACCTAATATAATTATTTCATATGCAGATACATCAACAAATCATGCAGGTTATATCTATCAAGCAACAAATTTTATTTATTGTGGTCTTACATCTAGAAAAAGAGATTGGAAAATTATAGGTTCAAATAAACACCCTAGAGGGGTAATATTAACAGATGAAATGAAAGCTGATAAATCTAAATATGAGCAAGTAGAAAGACCACAAAAGCACATATATATTTATTATTTAGGAAATAAAAAACAAAAAAAACAATTTATGGCAAATCTTAAATATGAAATATTACCATATCCAAAGACAGAAAATAAGTATTATGAAACAACTTTTGTGCCAACTACACAAATGGCATTGATTTAGGAGATCATTATGTATCCACAAAAAAAATATAAATTTTGTAATACAACCAATAAAAACTGTGATGTTTCTATGTGGTGTGTTTGTGAAGCTGTTGAAAGAATAGAACATATTATTGAAGATGACGTAGTAGATTTAATTGGGAAAGATAAAGAATTCTATTTTCAAAAAGTAAAAGAAAAATTGGAGAAATTTAAATGAATGTAATAGATATTAGAAATCCATTGGAAAAGAAAAGGCAAACGTATTTAGCTTTTTACAAAGATGGAATTTATGATGGTATATTAAATCAAAAGCCAGACCCTAGAAATAATTCATCAGCTTATTATAAAAAAGGTTTTGATGATGGTTTAAAATTGCTAGAGTTAATTAAAGAATATGATCTTGGAGAATAGAATGTATGTAAAAAGCGAAGTTAAAAATAGTTATTATGGTTTAAAAAAGGTTTTTAGAGATTTTAAAAATAAACAAACTAAAATAAAAGATGAAGAAAAGTTTGAAGATGTACCCAAAGAACTATCAGATAAAGATAAAGAGGGTTCTTATAAGTTTATTGGTTATATGGATTATTATTTAGGTGTCAAGTTCGATCAAGATAAAGATTTAGAAGTGCAACCATCTGGAGTTACTGCTAAAAATAGAAATTACGATTATGCCAATGCAAAGTTTGTAGGGAGTTTAGAATAATTTAAGAGGTGTAATCATACCATAGGGTTAGTTAACCCCTGCTCTATGACTCTTAAATCAAGCCTAAAATGTATAAAATATAAAAATATGTAGCTTTTTTAGAAATAATTATATAAATCTTAATTACCTAACTATGGGGTAAATAGGAATGGCAAGACCAAAAAAATATAATATCGATACTAAAGAAGTTGTTAAGTTAGCATCTTATGGGTGTACAAATAAAGAAATAGCAGACTTTTTTGGTTGTTCAGCAGACCTTTTAGAAAAGAGTTATTCGGAATTTCTTAGAAAAGGGAAAGTTGACGTAAAAATAAGACTAAGACAACTTCAATGGGCATCAGCAGAAAATGGCAATGTTACAATGCAAATCTTTCTAGGAAAGAATATGTTAGGTCAGCAAGATAAGATAGAGCAAAATGAATTAGAAGAACCTTTAGTCTGGTCATCAGATTAATGGCATTAACCAAACCTCAAAAGAAAGTAATAAGTAACGAAGCAAGGTTTAGGGTTCTTATTACTGGTAGGCGATTTGGTAAAACATTCCTAGCGATTAATGAATTAGCTAAGTTTGCCAGTAAACCTAATCAAAGAGTTTGGTATGTTGCTCCAACTTATAGACAAGCTAAAGCCATATGTTGGAATGTATTAAAAGAAAAAATGATATATCACAAATGGGTTAAGAACATAAACCATAGTGATTTAACAATTACATTAAAGAATAATAGCCAGATAACACTAAGAGGTAGTGATAATGAGCAATCATTAAGAGGTGTTGGTTTGAATTTCTTATGTATTGATGAGTTTGCAGATGTAAGCCAAGAAGCATGGTATGAGGTTTTAAGACCTACATTGTCAGACACAAAAGGTCATGCTTTATTCTGTGGAAGTCCAAGAGGGTTTGGTAACTGGTCATATGAACTATTTAAGCAAGGTGAAACCAATAAAGACTGGGCAAGTTTTAAATATACTACTATTGAGGGTGGTAATGTAGATAAAGACGAAGTAGAGCAAGCAAAACAAGATTTAGATATAAGAACATTTCAGCAGGAATATGAAGCCACATTTGTTAATTATTCTGGAATGATTTATTACAATTTCAGTAGAGAAAGTAATATTATTGAAAAATATCAGAAAGAAACAGCAATTTTACACATAGGTTTAGACTTTAACGTAGACCCTATGAGTGCTGTAGTTTGTGTTATAGTTAATGAGAAAATTATAGTCGTTGATGAGATACAAATTTATTCGTCAAATACCCAAGAAATGTGTGATGAAATAAAGAATAGATACAAAAATAAACAGATAGTTGTTTATCCAGACCCTAGTGCTAGACAAAGAAAAACATCAGCAGGTGGATTTACTGATTTAAGTATCTTGAAAAATGCAGGATTTGATGTAAAATGTAAAAATACAGCACCTTTAATTAGGGATAGAATTAATGCAGTTAATGCAAAATTAAAAAATGTTAATGGGAAAAATAGTCTGTTTATTGTTAAATCTTGCAAAAATGTTATTAAAAGCATAGAACGACAAATATACAAAGAGGGAACTCATGTACCTGATAAAGATAGTGGGTATGACCATATGAATGATGCTCTTGGCTATTTAATAGAGTTTAATTTCCCACTAAGACGTAATTTTGCACCTAGCCAACCTAAGAGGTGGAGTTAATGGATAGAGAAACACTTACACAAAAACATGATTTATGGCACTCAAATATAAGTAATTGGGAGTTTTATATAAGAAGCTATTTAGGTGGTAATGACTATAAAAATGGTTATTACTTACACAGATATGTATTAGAATCTCCAGAGGAATATGACCAAAGAGTAAGGCATACACCCTTAGATAATCATTGTAAGAATGTTGTCCAGATATACACCAGTTTCTTATGGAGAGTACCACCATCAAGAGATTATGGTGATTTAGATAATGAGCCACAATTAAGTTCATTTATTCAAGATGCTGATTTAGATGGTAGGTCATTTGATTCAGTCATGCGAGAAGTCCAGATGAACGCTAGTATTTATGGTAATTGTTGGGTTGTAGTTGATAAGCCACAATCTAATGCCAAGACTAGAGCAGAAGAACTTGCTCAAGATATTAGACCTTATATTTCAATATATACACCAGAAAATATAGTTAATTGGAATTATGCTAGATCAGCTAGTGGAAGATTTTATTTAGATTTACTGGTTATTGTTGAAGATATAAATGCAGATAGAGCCATCATAAAAGTATTTACAGAAGAAACTATAACTACATATTCAGTTGAAGAATACGATCAACCAACATCAGAGGGTGAAGTTAAGTTATTAGAAGAAATAGCTAACCCAATAGGAACTATTCCTGCTGTTAATGTTTATAATTTGCGAGGTAATAAGAGACCTATTGGTATTAGTGATTTGGCTGATGTGGCACATTTGCAACAATCTATTTATAATGATTATTCCGAGAAAGAACAATTAATTAGATTAGCCAATCACCCAAGTTTAGTTAAAACACCTAATGTTGAAGCTAGTGCAGGTGCAGGTGCTATAATAGAAATACCAGAAGATTTAGATTCATCTTTAAAGCCTTATATAATCCAACCTAGTGGTCAAAACCTAGATGGAATAATGAAATGTATACAAAATAAAGTTGATGCCATTGATAGAATTACCCATATGGGTTCTGTGAGGGCAACTGGTACACAAATAGCTAGTGGAATTGCCTTACAAACAGAATTTCAACTTTTAAATGCTAGATTATCAGAAAAAGCCGATTATTTAGAAAATGCAGAAGAACAAATTTGGGGTTTATTTGCTAAATGGCTAGATAAACAATGGAATGGTTCAGTTAATTATCCAGACACTTTTGATATAAGAGATTGGGCAAATGACCTGCAATATTTACAAATGGCTAAAGCATCTGGAATTAAATCAGAAACCTTTAACAAAGAAATAGATAAGCAAATAGCAGAAGCAGTAATAGATGATAACGAAACTATGAAAACTATTAATGAAGAAATAGATGCTGTTAGAACTGTTAGAGGGCAATTCCAGACAACCGAAGTAGAGGGGCAAACAGTTGGCGAAGAAAGTTCCTAAAGATAAAAAGACCAAGATACCTAAAAAATATCTATCTGGTTTAAAAGGTGCAAAAAGAAATGCTAGAGCAACCTTATTAAAGCAGATTAGTTCTTTGTATAAGGCAGGTGCAAGAATACCTATGGCACTATTAAAGAAAAGGAATAAGTCTTAATGGCAGTAAAAAGAAAACCTTTATCAGCAAGAACTATTGCAACACTTAGAGCAAAAGCCAAAAAATCTAAGTTATTTAATTTAGCAGATTTAAAAGCTAGTTTTCGCAGAGGGCAAGGAGCATTTCTTTCATCTGGCTCAAGACCTAGAATACCAATGTCAGCATGGGCAATGGCAAGAGTTAACAAACTAATTAGTCGTGGCAGGTCTGGTTCTTTTGATAAAGATATAATATCAAGAGCCAGTAAACGTAAAAGAAAATGATGCTGATGTTATGGAAAAGCCTAAAAAAATATGTGTTATTTGTAAGGTGTTTCTAATGGAGGTTTTGAAAGATGTTTATAAATGCCCAGTATGTAAGGCAATAGTTAATGAAAGATTAGATGATAAGCAATAATCCTGGGAAAACCCTAGTAAAAACAAGGACTTAGTATGGCATTATATAGAGGGAAAAACGTATCACTTAACAAACCATTTAGACTATCTGCAACCGAATCTAAAAGAAAAAAGTTTGGGGTTTATGTTAAGAATAAATCTACTGGTAACGTAAAAAAGGTTACATTTGGTGCTAGGGGAATGACCATAAAGAAAAACATACCTGCAAGACAAAAGTCTTTTTTAGCTAGAATGGGTGGGGTTTTAAAAGAAGTTAAAGGGCAAAAAACACTTTCACCTGCTTACTGGTCAATAAGGGCATGGAAAAAGAACTTTCCATTATAAAATATGTCAAGAATTTTAGAAAAACTAGCCGATCAGCATGAAGAACGTATAATAAACGTATTATATAAGCTAGAAAATGACGTAGTTAATGAAATAACTAGAGCCACAAAAGGGAACTTAGTTTCTCAAAGATTAGCTATTCAGTTACAACCCAGACTTAGAACCATTATTGAATCTACCTTTTTGAATGAAGCTGATTTATTTATTAATGATGATTATAATAAAATAGCGAAAGAAACATTAGATACTTTTGGTAAAATGCCTATTCCTGCAAAGTTTAAGAACCTAACAGATGTAGATTTAGCAACCATCAATGCCTTGAAAACTCAATCATTTAGTGGCTTTGAAGATATTGCAGAACGATTTTTAAAGGTAATTAATGATGAGGTTTACCAAAGTACAATAGCAGGTAGACCATTTAACGATATGGTTAGTAATATTAAATCACATATTAATGGGGTTTATAAATCCTCAAATACTCGTGAGATAAATGAATTAGTTGATTTTGTTAACGAGAATAAATTTGATAGTGCAAAAAAAGCACAAGTAGAAGATGCAGTAAGAAAATTGCATACTCAATATGCTAGTGATAGAGCAGGAAACAATCTTAGACGTTATGCTAGTCAGATTGCTCATGATAGTGTAATGCAGTTTCATGGGCAGTTTACAGTAGCGAAAGCTAAAGCATCTGGGTTAAATCATTTTACATATACTGGTACATTAGTCCGAGATAGTCGTGAATTTTGTGTAAATATGCTTAATAGGACACTTACAGAAGAACAAATTAGGGATATGTGGAACAATAGAGCATGGCAGGGAAAGTCTACTGGTGACCCTTTTATTGTAAGGGGTGGTTATAGATGTAGACATACTTGGATACCCACAGACCCTGCATGGGGTGAAGAAACAGTAGATGAATTGCCAACAGAAGAAGAAGCATTTGATGAAACACTAAATGTTAAAAATCCTAGTTCTTTAACTAATAAAATAAAATTAGATGATATAAAACCAGTTTCAATAGGTTTTTTAACTAACAAATTAAACAAACAATTTAAAGAAAATGCAAAAGATGAAAGATACCCAAGAGATGGAAAGGGTAAAGAAGTTTTAAAATATAATGAAAGTCTTGAACGTAGAAGAAACAATGAGCCTATTGCTGTTGCTGAATTTAAAGACAGTTCTGGGAAAAAAAGAGATTTTAAATGGTCTGAAAAAGATTATGGAGTTGTAGAAGCATTAATGCAAGAACTTGATGAATTAGCGATAAAATATGATGTTCCAAAGTTAAGAGGTATTAATGTTGAAAAAGGTCACATAGCATCTATGGGTGATGGTGTTTTAAATTTAAATGTAAGATTTAACATTTTAGAAAGAACTGGAACGGAGGTTACAAAATGGAAAAAGGGAAGTGCTGTTTTTGATAGACCATTTACAGCAGATTCATTTTTTGAAGATAAATTAGATAAAATAAGAACTACTTTTTATCACGAATTTGGGCATCATATACATCAACAAAAATTTGTAAAAGATGCAGGTGA